GATAGGTTGACAAAGTCAAATTACGGTACATTAAAGGGTATGAAACCTCTAACGTCCTGTTGGGGGTGGCCGCTCGTTGACTTTTCTCTCCTTAGCTTGAAGATCCTTATAGCATCGATAAGATCGGTTGCCCGATTCCGATTATCGAGGTAGGCCGGTAGGGGCTCAGTTTTGGTGATAACCGTCACGTCATCACTCGCTACAAGTTCGTTCCATTTCTTTCCGTACCAGTGGTCAGCCAGAACTTTGAGGATTGTCTCCTCGCTGACCACCTTCTTTTTCTTGCAGAGTGACCTAAAGCTAACACAAGTAAAGTGCTCAGCCCGTCGGCCCCGTTTCTTCTGTCTTGTCTTCGCAACGTTTAGCGCGGCGTCACGTATCTTGTCACGGTGGTTCTCCACAATTTTAATTTCTTCTTCGCGCGTTAAGTCGTAACCAACCGGCTTTCTCGCAATGCCAAAGAAATTGATGTCCTGCTCCCCCTCCGGGTCGATTGGTACCGCCGTGAGTGCTCTCCTTATTTTCTTGTCTTTTCGGCACACGGCTATCAGATGGTTGGGTAGTCTCTCTAAATGTTTTTCTTTTTGGTTCTTTAACATCTTCGAGTTGGCTCTGACAATTCTACGAAACTGTCCGGTGGTGACACAAGCCTGGGACGCAAACCCCAGGACGTCCTCCACCGTAGGTTTCATGTAAAGGGCGGACACGTTTGATTTTCTTACCTCCTCACAGTCGTTAAACAGAGTTGAGTTTATCTCTGCTTTCCTAGCATCCCTTCCACTTTTCTCCTCGTTCACTTGCATCCCCACCTCATTCCCATGGTAGCAGATACGTGGATGTAGGATCTCTTTACCGACATGTGGTTCCTTGGTTAGTAAGTCATCGCCGTTGATCAAACAACGATGGGACGAGTACTCATTGAACGTCACTTTTTTGGCCTCAAGGAGGTCGACGAGGGATAGATCATTGATTACCTTGTTAATCACACAAAGTAAAGGGAAGCTCATTACGGAGCCCATCGGCTGCCCTTTCGAGGCAACTCCCTCTTTTCCATCTAATCTAAGATTCCCTAAGACCCTCAAACACCGGGCCTCCTCGTCGCTAAGGTCCTCCGCAAGGTCGATCATCTCTTCGATGGCGGCACGGGTGTATTCCGTTTTAATATTGTCTGTCGCTCCTACATAATCGAAACTTAGGAACTCGCCATCTCCGGTCAGACCAGCTACTCGGTCAGCCGTGGGTGGACCAACCAGTAACCATCCCTTCCTACGGATGTGCTCGAACAACGAAAGGTGGAGAGGAGTAAGTACGCTTGTGTTATGTGACGAGAAGAGGGTCACGATCCTGGGTTTCCCCGAGCTTATGACCATCTCGACACGACATCTCTCGTCGAACTCCTCTAAATTCCAATTACCACCCTTCCTTCTCGTGTTGTTTAGAGTACCCCGCCCGTTTGGGATGTACGGGTATTTGAAGCGGTTCCAATTACGAGGTATAACCCTCCTAATACCGTCCCGGAAGCGGGACAGGTGGTCGTAGTCCACCCTTACAGGCTGAAACCGCGCTTCTTTCCATTTGTCAATCTTTTCTTCAAACTGCAGTTCACATGATTTGCACCATGATCTTTCTAGTTTACACGAAGTCTTTAGACTGAGCTCCTCCCTCTCTGGTAAAGAAGAAGGGAAACAGGACCGGATTGCGGATCGAAGATGACCGCATCGAATCTGGTCAGGTAACTGGGCAATACGTTTAATTGACAGTTCTTGTTCGAAGAACTTGACGGCTGCTTCAGCTTTCCCTTTGTACTTCCCCATAAATTCGCAAGAACCATCATCATCCTCAAGAACCGAGAAGGCCCCTGATGACCGACCGATGGCATCGGGTTTACAGTTTTCCGCCGTACCTACTTCAACTGGGTTTGTGTGAGAACTCTGTTTTCCTTCAGAGTGTAGATGGGTGTGATGGCGTTCCCTTTGATTGTTGCGGCGTTTAGTTTTCGTTTCTTTAAGGCCACGAATTTTATTGGTTTCTACTCCGAACTCCCCTCCAGAGGTGACTACTCTAGGACGCAGATCAACGACCCACGGAGGTGACTCCAACTGGGGACTTTGATTACGTTGAGGAGGAGGTCCAGTAGGGGATTCCAACCCCGAGCGAGACTCGTCACTTGGATGGGTAGGCTCAGCCGAGAAGTCAGGTCCTTTACCAACACCGAAGAGACCACGTTTACGCTTGCGCGTGCTCGTCGAGACAAGCGGTGGGACTTTGATTACACTTCGGGGGGCATGGTGTTCCAAGAGTAGACCGGAACCAATAGGAAGACGGCAACTTTCTTTGATTAGCATGTTATAGTTGTTCTTCATTTGTCTTAATTTTTGTTTTGGTAACGCAGTACGGGTATTTGCTTCCCACTCTGCGGAGCATTGGGTCTTGTGTGACGCCTCTCAAACCGGAGTTCGAAAGGACTACCACTTAGGTCGAGTGGTCACCACCATGGCGCTTCTTTTAGTGAGTGTTGCGCCCGATACCTCGGGGGTCCCTACCTCCAGTAACAAGGAATTCTGTTACCTTCCCATATAACCAAAAGCACGAGTGCCAGTGGATAAACGGCGCGAGGGCCATCGCAAAATGGCGGGCAGTTCTGTTGTCGAAGACATCAGGG